CATTGACGCACAGTTACGCAGCCACCTAGATAGTTTGGCATTGACCACAGCTCCTATGATTGCTATGGACGCTACTCGTTTACCTCGTTGTGCTAAGTTTGAAGTTAAACCAGGTAAAGCTATTCTTACCAACGGTGCTCCATCAGAGATTCTATTCCCATTCAAGTTCGGTGAAACCAGCCAGAACAACGCACTGGCTGCACAGGAATTTGAGCGTATGTTGCTACAAGCGACTGGTACTTTAGACAGCCAAGGTATGGTGTCTCAAGCTACTCGTGACGGTGGTGGTCAACAGATGTCTATGGCGATGGGTGCAATCATCAAGAAGTACAAGCGTACCTTGACAAACTTCCAAGAAGACTTCTTAGTTCCTTTGATTAAGAAAGCTGCTTTCCGTTATATGCAGTTTGACCCTGAGCGTTATCCTTCTGTAGACATGAAGTTCATTCCTACTGCTACTTTGGGCATTATGGCTCGTGAATACGAACAGCAACAGTTGATTGGTTTGTTACAGACCCTTGGTCCTGACACTCCTGTATTACCTGTCATCCTCAAAGGCATCATTGCTAACTCCAGTTTGTCTAACAGAGCTGAAATGGAGATGGCTTTGGAGCAAATGTCTCAGCCAAACCCTGAAGCACAGCAAATGCAGCAGATGGCTCAGCAGTTACAGATGGAACAGGCTCAAGCACAGACACAATCTCTACAAGCTAGAGCTCAAAGAGACCAAGCCGAAGCTCAAAAGACCGTGATTGAAGCTCAATTACTGCCTGAAGAGCTAAAAGCCAAGGTAATCAGCTCATTGTCTACCAACATTGAGGGTGATAACGCTGATAAAGAGTTTGAGAAACGAGCAAAAATCGCTGAGTTGATGCTAAAAGAGAAGGACATCAACAACAAAGGCAAGATTGTTGAACTACAGATGCAGAAAAACTCTCAAAACTGAGATAGAAAATCAGCTATCTTTTGATGTTCTTCGGCAGAGCCATCGTTTTTAATACGGTTGGCTCTCCAAGAAACAACAACGACATTACCTGACACATAGTCTTTATTTGGGTCAATTCTGTCAAAAGATACTGAGTATTCTGAGCGGAATTCTGCAAAGTAATCAAGTTCAATGCCTAAGATAGGGCAGTGTGTTGGGAATGTAAGTTCACCGAAGTCAATTGTGAATTCTAAACCCTGTCTTTGAGCATTAGCTTTTTTACGGCTGAATTTTTCTCGCATGGTTTGGTATATAAGGCTTTTACGGTACTCTTTATCTGCCCATTTAGAGCCCCATTTTTTAAACATTTTGTCATTTAGCTCTTTTTGTACAGTTTCTTTACGAATTGCAAAAGAATCAATACCAAACTTTTGGGTTAGTTGTTTAATTCGTTGACGAGAAACAGGCACACTTAAAGATTTAGCAATGACATCTAGTTTTTCACCACGATTAGCCATCTCTTTAATGGTTGCGTGGTCTTGAGGTGTTAAGCGTTTTTGAAATGGCATTTAGTTCTCCTTAAAACACTAAGTATAACACACTTCTTTACAAATTGCAAGAAATAAATACTACTAAGTGTTGTTTGTAAAGATGACAGTGTTGTAAAATAGATACAAATTAAGAGTTATTCTCCCTAAAGGACAAAGAATGATAGACAAAAAGCTACAAAGCTATTATGAGAACAGATTCTCGATGATGGCAACAGACGGTTGGCAGGATTTGATGGAAGACGCACAGCAATTGTTCGATTCCTTGAACCAAGTCCTCCCAATCCAGAACGAAACTGACTTGCACCTCAAGCGTGGGCAATTAGACATACTTAATTGGCTACTAAACTTGAAACCTGCATCAGAAGCAGCCTTTGAACAACTACAGTCGGGAGACAGCAGTGAGTAAAAGGATGTTTGAATTCAGCTGTGAAGCTGGACACATTACAGAGAAGTACATAGGTTATGAGACAGATGTAGTTCCATGTAATGCTTGCGGTAATGACGCTAAACGGATTATTTCTGCTGTCCGAATATCGTTGGATGGTACAGACCCAGTGTATGTATCAGCTCACGATGCTTGGGCTAGGAAGCATGAAGAAAAAGCTAAACAAGAACGCAAGCAAAACGAAGCCTGAGATACCTCGAAAGAGCCTCAGAACATAAATCCTAAAATCACTTGATTCGGTGACAGGAGACTTTAAATGGCAGCAAACTTTATTGAACAAGACGAACTGTTTGAAAGCAATGAGCAAGAAGTAGTACAAGAAATTACTCCACAAGAGGACTCTACTAAAGTAGAACAAACCCAGGAAGTAAACACACCAGAACCAGTGGTAGAAGAGTTACCAGAGAAGTATCGAGGTAAGTCAGCTATCGAGATTGCAAAGATGCACCAAGAAGCTGAGAAGCTAATAGGTCGTCAAGCAAACGAGGTCCACGAAGTACGAAGCCTTGCAGACCAGCTTTTAAAGCAACAACTCGAATCTAACAAGAAGGTTCAGCAACAGCCGATTGAAGAATCGCTTGAAGAAGACTTTTTTGCAGACCCTAAACAGGCTGTGAACAGACAGGTAGAAAAGCATCCTGCTGTAATTGAAGCTCGACAAGCTGCATTAGAAATGAAGAAGATGAAAACTGCCCAACAACTGGCAGCTAAACATCCTGATTTCGGAACTATCGCACAAGATGCTGGTTTCCAAGATTGGGTGAAATCTTCAGCAATTCGCTTGCAGTTATTTGCTAAAGCAGACGCTGAGTATGATTTTGAGAGTGCTGATGAATTGTTGTCTACCTACAAGGAGATTAAACAAATCAAACAGGCTCAACAAACAGCATCAGCTGCTAAGGTAGAGACCAAGGCTCAAGAACAAGCAATGAAGGCAGCTACTGTGGATGTAGGCGGTGCTGGTGAGTCAAGCAGAAAAGTATATCGTAGAGCAGACCTTATTAAATTGAGAATGACTGACCCTGACAGATACGAGCAAATGGCTGATGAAATCATGGCTGCGTATGCTGAAGGTAGAGTCAAGTAATTTTAGTATTTAACTTAAACTTTTAAAGGAAGTAAAATCATGGCAAAAGTAGTATATCCAGGCGATAGCACATCTATCGTTAACAACACAGCAGCAGCAACATTCATTCCTGAAATTTGGTCTGATGAAGTTATCGCTGCCTACAAGAAAAACTTAGTATTGGCAAACCTAGTTCGCAAGATGTCTTTCAAAGGCAAAAAAGGCGACACATTGCACATTCCTAAGCCAGTTCGTGGCTCAGCAACTGCTAAAGCTGCTAACACAGCTGTTACAATTCAAGCTAACGCTGAATCTGAAGTACAAGTTTTAATCAACAAGCACTTTGAATACTCACGCTTCATCGAGGACATCACTGCTGTTCAAGCTTTGTCATCACTACGCTCATTCTACACAGAAGACGCTGGTTATGCATTGGCTAAACAAGTTGACGACGAGCTAATTGCTTTAGGTAAGTCTTTCGGTGACAGCGATGGTGCTGATTGGGTTCACTCAAACGCATACTTCATCGATGCTTCTACTGGCTTGACATCTTACGCTATCGACACAGTAACTACATCTGATGTGTTTACTGACGCTGGTTTCCGTAAGCTAATCCAGTTGATGGATGACGCTGATGTACCAATGGACGGTCGTAAGTTTGCAATCCCACCATCATTGCGTAATGCAATCATGGGTGTAGACCGCTACAACTCAAGCGACTTCGTTGATGGTCGTGGTGTTCAGAACGGTCAAATCGGTAAGTTGTATGGCATCGACATTTTCGTGTCAAGCAATATGCCTACTATTGAGACTGCTGCTGAGAACTCAGCTGGTGACGGTGTTAAAGCTGCATTGTTGTTCCATACAGACACAATGGTTCTTGCTGAACAAGTTGGTGTTCGCTCACAGACTCAGTACAAACTAGACTACTTGTCAACACTTTACACTGCCGACACATTGTTCGGTACTAAAGTTGTTCGCCCAGAAGCTGGCTTCGTATTGGCTGTAAACGCTTAATAAGCACTAAGATTCCCTGCTTCGGCAGGGGTCTTTTTTAAGGGCTCTTAATTGAGTCTTTAAACAAGACACAAAGGATAATAAATGGCTATTTATCGTGGAGCAGGCGGTTCAGGAGATGCAACAGCTGACTCAGCTAGTGAAGCTCTTTTAATTCGTGATTTAGTTGCAGAAGCTGAAGCAGACGCTGCTGCTGCTGAAGCTGCTAGAGCTGCTGCTGTTTCTGCTAAGAACGCAGCTGAGACTGCTGAAACGAATGCTGAAACCGCTGAAGCTAACGCAGAAACTGCAGAGACTAACGCTGAAACTGCACAAGCTGCTGCTGCAACAAGTGCTACTGCCGCTTCTTCCTCAGCCAGTGCTGCCTCTACATCTGCCACAAATGCTGCAAGTTCAGCCAGTGCTGCGAGTACATCAGCAACCAACGCTGCTTCTAGTGCTTCGACAGCTGCTTCTTCAGCTACTGCTGCTGCAGGTAGTGCCTCAAGTGCTGCTACTTCACTTTTAGCCGTACAGCAAGTATTTGATGACTTTGATGATGTCTATTTAGGTGCTAAGTCTTCAGACCCAACTGTCGATAACGATGGAGATGCTTTAGTAGCTGGTGCTGTGTATTTCAACACCACTGCTGAAGAGGTACGATTTTACAATGGAACAGCTTGGGAAAGACCTGAATATGCTGCTAGTCAGTCAGCCTTAGCAGCTCAGAACTCAGCGACTGCTGCTTCAAGCTCTGCTTCTGCTGCGTCTACAAGTGCAAGCAACGCAGCTAGTTCAGCTTCTACAGCTTCTAGTGCAGCATCTACAGCAACAACACAAGCTTCTAATGCTGCTACTTCAGCAACTGCTGCACAGACTGCTGAAACGAATGCAGAAACTGCAGAAACTAACGCAGCTGCTTCGGCTAGTGCAGCGTCAACATCTGCAAGCAATGCCGCTACTTCAGCAACGAATGCAAGTAACTCAGCAAGTGCTGCTGCAACAAGTGCAACTGCTGCTTCTAACTCTGCCAGTGCTGCCTCTGTGTCA